CCGGCAGCAATGTCCAGCACGTCGATATAGGCGTTGTCGGGCACCGCCCACAGGGTCTGCGTGTTGACGGTGATTTGCTCACCGAAGGCCTGCAGGTAGCTCAGGCGGTCTGCATCAGACTCTAGCGGCATGTCGCGTTAGACGATGCCGCCGTGGCCCATCACTTGAGCAGCAGCGAATACAGGGCCGGTCGTGACCGTAGCCACTACGCGCACCCAGCCACGGACAGAGCCGGCCGGAACGACAAGCCGCGCCGTGGAGTTGGCCGTGTTGATCGATGCCGTGGCGACGGCGGGGCTTAGTGCAGCCGCACCCGTACCGCTGCCGTCTGTTGCGTCCTGCACCGACAAGATGACCGAGCCGGTCACCGCGCCGATAGTAATGGGGATGACGATTTGTCCCTCAATCGTCCGCACGTCGACCCATGCGCCGTTATTGGCGCCGGCCGCATAGGAAGCGGGTGACAGGCTCGCGCCGCTGACGGACAGCGCATCACCGATGTAGCTAAGCATGTTTCTTCCCTTTCTTAGCCGGCGATTGCTCGGCAGCTGGTTCAACCTCAGTTTCGGGTTGCGCGGGATCGGAGACGATCTTCGCTTTGGATGTGTGTTCGAGATAGCGGGCGTCAACGAAGGCAATCTTTAGTTCATCGCCAACGGCCAGAATCTCGCCGTGCATGAGGAATGGACGCAAGACGCGGACGGTGACGTCTCGGTGCGGATTGGCCACTGTTTGCATGGAGTCCCCGGCAGTGGACGGGCGAGCCGAAGCCCGCCCGCCCTGTGGTGGATCAGGTCACGTTGTTCGATGCGTAGCTGAACGCACCGGCGTAACGGACACCAACGTCGACCGAGTACATGGCGCGCAGACCGATGATGCCGGCGAGGAAGTTCTCCACCGGGTTCACGGCCAGCTCGAGCACGCCCCACTCACCGACGACCACTTGGGCGAAGTCGCCGAAGAGCAGACGACTCGCCGGCATCTGATTCGACGACATGCCGCGGAAGCCAAGGCACTGGCCGTCGAGCATGTTGCCGATCCACAGCGGCGTGTCGGTGTTCGCAAACCGAGCGCGCTGCATAAGGATGGCCGCAGCGACGGGGTGCGAGACGTATCCGCAACTGGCGGTCAGCGTGTTCGCAAGTGCAAGGTCTTCCTGCGAGTTCAGCAACAGGGCGTAGGTAATCGACGTGCCAACGAATCCGCCAATGCCGGCAGTGTTGATGATGCCGGTCGGTTGACCAGAGGCGCCGCTGCCATTCAAACCAGCAAGGTCAACGGCCAGCGCAACCTGCGCAGCCAAGTCAGCCATGACGATCGACTCGGCAGACGGATCGCTTTGCAGTTGCAGTTGCCGGCTGATCTTCGTGGCCGCGACAACCGTCTTAGGCGTCAACGCCATCTGGCCGAAGGTCTGGTCGGAGTACGCAGCGCCAGTGCCGGACTCCGCGCTCATCCAGTTGGCAGTCGCAGCACCGGTCTGACGCGGGACCGCGACGTTACCGACCAGGCCCGAGAGGCGACGCGCGCCCATGTTGAACAGGACCGAGCGGTTGCGCAGCAAGTCAATGAAAGAGACGTTGGCGGTTTCGACGAGGAAGCCGCCCGCAGAGCCCGGCGTGCTCGTCAGGTCACGCTGAACGCGCTGCGGAACCATCTGCGCTTTGAGCACTTCGGCGGGCACGAAGAAGTTGTTTTCCGCCTGCGCGCCACGGCCCAGCTTGTGCATGACCTGAGAAGCCACGGCCTCGTGGCAACGCTTCTCAAAGCCCGCCTTGGAGAAGTCGCCCGACTGGACCGCGCTAATCATGCGGAACAGCGAGAACTGCGAGACCTCTTTGTCGGTCAGGCCAATGGCCGCGACCTCGGCGGGCTTGTCCTTGCCGCGCTCTTCCAGCACCTTCAGGGCTTCATCGCTGATGGCCTTGAAGTCCTTGCCGCTGGCGATCCAGTGCGAGGCCATGCGAACGTCAAGGCTCATCGCGCGGCACAGGTTTTCAATGGCCGACTTGCGGTCTTTCTCCATTTGAACCGGATCGATTTGCGGGGCTTGCGCGGCTTGCTGACCCGCCGGCGGGGCTTGCACTTCGGTCGTCATATGACGATCCTCCATAGATGCCGCTGGCGCGGCGGGTTGAAAACCTGCATCACGCTGCTCGACGTTGATCGAACAGCGGGTCGTACTCAGTGCCGCAGTGCGCGTGCCTGCTTCGGCGTCGGCGCCTACGGGGACCATAGAAATTTCGAACGGCTGCCACTTCACAGCGCGCAGCACGCGGTAGCCGGTTTCTTTGTCGCGTCCGACCTCGCGCATTTCGAGGATCGAATAGCCGACGGATACGTTGCGGATGATTCCGCTTTCCACGTCGCGCCAGTAGGGCTGCACGTCGTCACGCTCGGAAAAGCGAAGCTCGGCGTAGCCCTTTCCGTCCTGGAGCCATGCGCGCTCGACTACACCGAGCACGCTGTCAAGGCGGCTGCTGTCGTGCGTGTTGAGCACCGGAGCGCCGGACATGAGGCGAGCCATGTCAACGGCGCCCGATGACATATCCAACTCTTCAATGAAGTGCTCATCCTCCCACCAGTCATAGCGCCGCACGCGCGCGCCGGCCGACCACATGACCGTGACCGTGCGGGAGTCCGCCTTAATGGACTGGACGGGCGCAAGGCGCCGCTGCTGCGGCATGTCAACAAGGCGGGTTGCTCGCTGGTCCATAGGCTTACCTCCTAATTGCGATGACCCGCTGTTGCGGGCTGGAATCTTCGGCGTCGTCATCCTCGTCATCTTCGGGCGAGTCGTCGGGCTCTTCAGGCTGAGCAGAAACCCCAACGGCAGGCGCCCCGACCATTGCCGGGTCCGTATCAAACTGGAGGCCGTGTTCTTGCATCATCTCTAGCTCGTGCTCGCGTTGCTCGAGCACGTCTTCAATATCGTCCCCTGCGCCGGTCTGCTCAATCACTTTGGTCACGGTCGTAAATCCAGCCTTAACCGCTTCTTTGTACGCGGTGACTTCCTTAGTTGGGTCCACCCAAGTCCAGCCGCGCAGCTTCCAGCGAACCGACTGATAGCGGTCGGGATCGGCGAAGAACTGCTCGGCGCCAAGTCCGGGGATCGCCCCGGTAAGCACGGCGCGCTGCATGAATACACTGTGCAGAGGTTCTCGGAAACTGCGCACCCACCACTGTTGAAGGACGCGCCAAAGGTCGCGGTCATCGAGCAACGCAAGCCGGCTGCTTGAGTAGTTGCTCTGAGAGTAATCGCGGCTTAGAGACTCATAGCTCACACCGACGGCAGCGGCAACTTCTCGGAGCATGTAGCGCATGAACGCATCAAGCGCGGAGTTGGGCCGGTTGGGTGTGTGGAAGTTGAACTTTTCGCCAGGCGATAGCTTTTGAATGATCCCAGCTTCCATGTCGTAATGCTGCTGGCCGTCCTCTTGCTCTGTCGCTCCTAGCGGGTTTTCGTCCGTGCTCTCGATGGTCCCGAAATAGTTGGCAGAGGCCCGCGCCGCCGTTAGCTCAGCGCCGGAGTACTCGTCCATGTCGTGTAGTTTCCGAATGGCCGCGTGCATCCAGGGCTCGCCCCGAGTTTGCGGCCACCGATCCGTGAGTTTTAGGTGCAGGATCTGATCGGCCGGCACCCGGACAAACCGTTGCGAATTCAGCGGGACGCCGCGCAAGTCCCCGGGATGCCCCTCACGGATCCAATAGGCAATGGGCCTAAAGTATTCGTCCTGCTCAACACCCATGCGGACATTCGACGGGACGGCACCTCCAGGCGTGGTGTACTCGTCTGCAAGGCGTTCAGCCTCGATGATCTCAAGCGCCAGCGGGATACGCGATCCGGGCATGGCGCGGTTGTGCAGCCGGATGATGACTTCGCCAGCCTCGAACACTTGGCCCATCGCCATGCGCTCGATGTCGTGGAAGTGCAAGACGCCGCCGATATGGCATAGAGCGCCGCGCGACCACGTGCGGAATGAGGATTCGATGGCGTCATTTAGCGGGGCGCGCTTGTTGCCTCTAGTACTGGCAACCGTGGCTTGTAAGCCAACACCCGCCCCGACTACGTTGTTAACCACCAGAATCTTGGCTCGCTTTGCATACCCGGCATCGCGCACAAGTTGTCGGCTGCGTGCTCGCAGTTGAGTAAGACTGAGCGATAGCTCTGCATCCGCGCTGCTGTTTTGAATGCCGGCAAAGCCCCCGGTGAGACGCGAGCTTTTCGCGGCGCCGTACATGCGCACGCCGGCCTTGGGGCTGCGCGGGGCGATCATGCGAGCAAGACTTTGTCGAATTCGTTGCAGCATCAGCGGTACCCCACGAGGATGCGCCGGGTGATCCCGCGCTCCTTGTTGACTTCACCCTCGAAATGCGACCGCAGCGCAAGCAATTCAGCCACGGTCATGCGCTTGAGGCTGCGACCGGCAATGCTGTATTCCATCTGGTCAACCGTGGCGCGGTTGGCTAGTACGGCGTCAATGGCCGCCAACGCGATTTCCGCCTGGCTTCGGGTATCAACACCAGCCGCCAGGGTTGCGCTGGCCGGTTTGATCTCCAACCGTCCCCGGGCCAGCGTGTAGCGCTCGCCGGTTCCGTTTTCGACGTAGGCAGTCCAGCTATATGCCCCCGCCACCCATGCGGCAGACGATGACGCCGTGACAACGACTCGATGGTTTGTCCCGCTTGCCGAGCCAGTTAGATCGATAGCAGTGCCGGTAGTCGGGGTAAGCCGATATTTAAGCGTCCACGTTGACGCCGGGTAGTCGTTGACCGTGGTCGTAAAGTCAAGGGTATCGCCTGCGTAGAGGATGTTTTGCAATTGCATTTTGCCCTCTACTTAATCGTTTTCTTTCCAATTCGAGACCTGTTGCTTAGGCTCGATGCACCGATTCTGGTGCTGCTGTCTAGGATGGTTCCGCCAATTCGGGAGCGGCCCAGGTTGCTTAGTTGAGCCACTACCGCACTTCCCGCCAGCAGGGACACAACAACCGCAACGAGGGCGCCGGCCGCCACCACAGCGCCAGATCCACCGCTTGCCGCGCCCGTAATGAGACTGGCAGTGGCAGTAAGCGTGACGCCTAGGGCATTGGCCGCCCCTGAAGCGGTGCCAGTAATCAGGCTTGCAGCGGCCGATACGGTGGCCCCGGCCGCCGAGGCTGCGCCGCCTGCGCTGGCGGTACCAGCTATTAGGCTGGCGACCGCGCTAAGCGTGACTCCACTGACTTCCGAAGCACCAGCGGCCGTGCCGACTACGAGACTCGCTACGCCCGTTAGGGTGACGCCGGCCGCTGTGCTGCCGC